GTTTATTAGTCATATTTGTATCCTCCTTTACTCTTTATTTGTTGTACTGTGTGTTGACAGAAAATTATCATAATAGGTTTTGAACTGAGAAAGCGCCGTCCCAATCTGATTCATTTGTCTGTTCTGTTTCTACCGAGTCGTTAGACTGAGTAGACTTCCTTAGGGCACTGCCTGAATTAACCTTATCCAACTTCTTGTCGAAGTCAGCAAGACGATTTCGAGCCTTGTCCAAACCTTGGTCGAGTTCTGATAGTTTCTTATCAAACTCGTTTGACCTCTCGCTGAAGTCGCGGCCAATATCTGCTATTGCCTTCTCTAGCGCTTCAATTCGTTCAGAGGTGTCTTTGTTGTTCTTGGAGAGAATGCCGGTAACGTCGGCCTTGAAAGAATCAATCTTCTTTGAGATTGCCTCTTCTTCGTCCAGTACCTCCTCCACTACCTCGTCGTCGGTTACTTCCTCTACAACGTCGGTGCGGGCTGGGGTAGGAATCTCGGTAGGGTCACCTGCTTCATGCCCCGTAGCAACGGATTCCAATTCTTCTTCATTCTCTACTGATTTATTAATACCACTCATATTATCCCTCCCTACGTCGAGGTATTTAGTCACAAGTTCTTCTACCTTGTTTGTTCGGCTAGCCGAGTCTTCAACAAAACCAATGACGTTCATATCAAGCGAGCAGACAGGGCATGAATAGGAGTTGTCCGGCTTTTCCTGAATAATCTGATGCTCTTTGCAAAAGAATACATTCAAAACCTTGTGCTCCTCGGTCATACCCGAAATTGCTGTGACAGAGCCATCTACTGACTTTTGAATACGAAATACGTTGGCATGTTGATTTCCTGGGTTGTCAACCAAGGAAAGTTCTGTGAGGTCATACTTTGTGACCTTTCGTATAGTCGCGGTGCGGTCTTTGTTGAACGCTTCTTCGGACTCTACGATAGCACCTCCAATAGAGAATGCGCTAAGTGTTCCATCGACTACCTTTAGCCAAGTGTCCTCGGCTCCTTCTGAAACACGAGCAGTTACAAAAATACCTCTGTATTCATTGTAAGTACCGTCGTCTTCCTTGACTCTTAGAGTATCTTCTTTAAAGGATACTACTCTTCCTACCGCCGAATCCTTCTTATGCATCTCGCGCAAATTACCTCTTGCCTTAGCAAAGGCCTCTGCGGACGCTTCTGCGGTAACAACGTCATTTTCGGTGTCAACATTGTCTAGCGTTGCCCATCCTGAAACAAGTCTCTTTTGCTTGTTTACCTTGGAGAATTCAACACCAATTTGAATAGTGTCTTCATCCATGGTCCATTTAGACTTGTTGAATGTGCTCATGAAGTTAGTTTACCATTTCTATTATTATTAAGCCAAATAACTTTAGTCATCTTGTATATTATGACTGAACCCTTCCCTCGCCCTTTTCTCCTCGGGCCTCTCCACTAGAGTCAGAAGAGTTAGCAGAACGGTCAGCATCACGCTGTCTTTCCGTATTCTCTTCGGCGGCTGCCTGGTCTATCTTCGCCTTTGCGTTAGGGTCAACTCTTTCTTCGGCACCCTTGATTGCAGGCATGCCGTCTCTGCTTCGTACCTCAGATGGTAGCCAAATTCCATTCTTTACGTTTCGTTCGTCAATCTTAGATTGTGTATCAGCATCAGTAAGAGTCATCTCATTCAACTTCAATTCAAATGCGTCTGTCATTTCCTTTACAATTCTATTTAACTTCTTTTCAAGAATGCGTTGCTGAGGCTGGCAGACCTGTTCTTTGAAAGTCTTATCAGCATCACGAGCAATTGCCAAAGAAGCACCTTCTGCGGTGCTTACCTTAGAAACTGGTACACGGTGAGCCATAAGAATCTTTGCAAGATTGGCCTTGCCATAAGCATTGAATGAAGAGTCTTGATTGCCCGCTTCAATTGGCTCAATCTTGAACTCTACCTTTTCGTACATGCTTGTGTCGGCGGGTAGAGGAATGAAAAGGCTTCTGTGGTTCTGACCCTTGAGACCGGTCTCAAAGAATGTCAATAGTTCTGCTTGTGCGCTGGTGCCAAGGTTTGCACCTTTCAAAGTAATAAGGTGTCTCGGTACCGCTTTATTCTCAAAGTAATCAAGGTTGTATCTCGCGCTGTACTCGTCTCCTGCAACGGCCTGTTGTGCAGCCACAATGTCTGGAACCCCGTAGTAAGCAGAGGATGGAGAGTAACGCTTGAGGTGAATAATCTCATTGGGATTATCGTCGTCGCCAATTGGGTTTGGAGCATCGTCTCCAAAGTTCCTAAAGAACTGAGACTCGTTGGATGCAATTTGAACAAAGCCGTCTCGCTTGCGTCTTATTCTAATTGTCTTGGCACAGATGTGACCAACATATCTGACAGTGCCGTCAAGGCCACGTCCTATTTCTATGTACCCGTTTCCCATTACTTCATAGTCTCGCCATACACGCTCTAAGATTTCTATGAATGTGTCTTCCTCATTGAAGTCTTCTACGATTTGCATAAGGTCGTCTCGATGAGAGTCTAGACCGGCTCTAATTTTCTTTAGTTTTACTTCGTTACCCTCAACCTTCTCAAGCGCGCGCTTAGTTGTCATAGTTTCTGTAAATTTAAAACCAAGACCAACAATGTTGGCAACCTTTGCGTTGACGGCAGCATAGTGCGGGGTAGACATTTCATAAACTTCAACCAGTGCGTCTAGATTGTGTGGTGGCGTAGCAACGCCGAAGGCGTCATAGCCACTAATCTCTACAAGGTCTTCAATCTGCTTTGACTCGACATCTCCGTCAGAAGAACGATTGTACTTCTTAAGGTCATTAGTAATCTTTCTTTTAAATCCCTTCTTGGTACCACTCAGAGAGGTGGTTACTGACTTAGAGAAGTCGTCTTGAGAGGGAGCGGTAACAGTTTCTGTACTCGTCGTGAAGATTTTTTCAATGGTGGGATATTTCTCCATTATTTTTTCATTCTCATCATCTTGCATGATGGATACGTCTTTACCTGCCATTGTTAATCCTCAATGCTTGTGCCTCTTCTTTAATTGCACCAATATCAAATGGGTCAGCAATAAGACCAGCGGCCTCGCGGGCGCGCTGTAGTTCATATTCCTCATCGTCAATCGGACGCTTGCCAGACCAGAAGACAGCCTTGCCACCTTCAATACCAAAGTGTCTAGCAGCATCCTTAAGAGCCTGCTTAACCTTGATGATAACGTAAGGGTCTGTGTCTGTACAAAAGACGTTCATAAAATTACCTTCGTCATCCATGACAAAGTCTCCGTCTTCCTTCTGCCATACCATCATTCCCCATGGCACTTCTCTAATAACTCTTTTGTCTGTAGTCTTCATATATAAAAGTTTACCATATATTTGTTTTTAATGCGTAAAATTGTACTACGACGTGACAATTTCCCAATCGTGGGAGTAAATTTTTACATTATTTGCTTCTTCAACTATAGAAATAGGTGCTATCTCAAACACCTTATTATTGCTGTATCCGGTATATGAAGGGACTAGGTTGCTAATCTGAGCAGCGGTCAATTGGGATTCATAGACAACTACCTTTCCTACCTGAACGTTTCCGCTAATTACAAACGGCCCTGTAATATCTGTTGCAGATGTATAGTGCAGAACCTTCCATTCTCCGAGTACCGCCAATCCATAGACGGTACTGCCTGTTAGATTAGCGCTCACTGTAAAGGTTCCTTGTTGTCTTATCCACAACTCTACGGTTTTAATATTCAGTACCGCGCTTGTGATGGATACAGAATTGCCAAACAATCTAACGCCCCAGTCTTCTCTAAGAAGTCTGGGAGAAAACTCTTCTCTTATTATAAATGGTGCAGTATAGACAACGGCGTCGCCGTCTGGTTGTGAAACTGTTGTCTTGTTGAAAACAAATATTCTCAAGTTGTTTATAAACGCAACGCTGACTCCGCTAGTAAATTGAACTCTAACAATAAAGCCAGTTTCAGTAGTGCCCACAAGATTACTGATTGATGTATTTTTTGATACGTTGACATAGACGCCCTCTTGCAATGAAATCTGCACGGTCACGTTCTCCCCGGCCCAGTCCATGTACACAGAGGAAGTGGTAGAGGCTTCGTCGTTGGGTGCCAGTTCTACATAGGCTTCCCAGAATCCAGCCGTGGTGAAGTCAGCGATTTTGTCTGGTACAAGATTGAGGTCGTCAAAGGA